ACATTCCCGCCAAGCAATCGCCGGTGATCAACCGGTTGCACGACACCCTGGTGCTGGCACGCGCCTATGCCGATGCCATCCGCGACAACGCGCAGGACGATGACCGCCCCATCCCGCTGGAGCTGGTGGCATCGTTCCAAGCCGACTGCGACGGCATCCTTTGTTCCCTTTCTGAAGCTGCTGCTCAATGAAGATCACCTGCACTCAATCCGACCTCAGCCGTGCGCTGCGAGCTGTTGGCCGCGCTGTCGGCAATGGCAAGACCCATCCGATCCTCTCTGGCGTACTGCTCCGCGCTGATGGCGGGAAGCTGCAGCTCACCGCCTATGACCTGAGCATCGGCATACAGACCAGCATCGACGCCATGGTTGACACTGCTGGCGCCACCGTCGTGCCATACCGCCTGCTGGCGGACATCACAGGCCGTCTCGACGCCGCCAGCGTGGTCTCCTTGACCGTTGACGGTGATCGCGTGGCACTGGCCACTGCAGGCGGCTCCTACAGCCTCTCAGCGGCCTCTGCGGATGATTTCCCCGGACTGCCCGCAGTGGACGCTGCTGAGGGCACTGCGATCGACCTGGCGGCGCCCTTGGCTGCCGTGCTGGTGGCAGCGAGCACTGATGAATCAAAGCAGGTGCTCACTGGCATTCACCTGATCTCCGATGGCAAGGAGCTGCGCATTGAAGCCACCGACGGCCACCGGCTCGCATCGCGCACCATCCCGTCCAATGCGCCCGTGATGGATGTGGTGATCCCGGCGCGCGCCATGGCGCAGGTGCGGAACCCTGCGTCCTTTGCCGTGGATGGCGGCCACGTCGCAATCCAGCTCGATACGGCCACGCGCATGATCACGCGCACGCTCGATGGAACCTACCCCCAGGTGCAGCAGCTGATCCCTGCCACCTTCAAGACCCTGGCCACCTGCAACCGTGAAGCGCTGCTCGCAGCGCTGGAGCGGATCGCGTGCGTTTCACCCAATGACATCGTGCGACTGACCGTCAAGGCTGGCGCCATTGAAGTGACCGCCGAATCCGAAACCAGCAGCGGCGCTGAATCGGTCGCCTGTGATGGCAAGCTGCCGCAGCTGGCCGTCAACGTTCACTACATGGTGGATGGACTCAAGGGCTTCACGGACACTGACATCACCATCCAGGCAAACGCGGCAACAACTCCTGTCGTCATCGGTCAGACTTATCTGGTGATGCCAGTGCAGATCCGGCAGTGATTATTGACACCACCCAGTTAGATGCCATGGCAAAATACGTTGCCGCATTGCGCGGCAACCTTGATGCCAACATCGGCAAGGCAATGACTGGGGCGGCATTTGATGCGCGGGATTACCTCAAGCAACAAACCCCTACTTACATAAGCAACCCTACAAAGTGGACTCTTAACTCCACATTCGTATCCCGCGCAACGCCTAACAACCCAGCGGTCATGCTGGGTTTCAAGGACTATGCCTCAAAGGGCACGCCAGCAGCCAGATACCTGCAACCCATCGCAGCTGGTCAACCCAGATCACACAAGGGATTTGAACGTCAGCTGCAAGATACAGGTGTGCTAAGACCAGGTGAATACGCAGTGCCGGCAGATGTTTATCCATTGCGCCTGAACGCTTACGGCAACCTGACCGGTCCCGCTTACGTGCGGGTTCTGTCGGGCCTGAAGGGATTCAGAGAAGGTGGTTACACAGCAAATACAAAAGGCGCAAGTTCATTCTTCGTTGGCGAGCCTGGCGGCTTGCCGCGTGGAATCTATGCGCGAGTTGGATCAAGGCCACGCAGCGGCGGTCAGCCTCGCGGCTTTCACACAGTCTTTAACATCACTCGCCAACCAAAATACAAACAATCATTTCCAGCGCGCCGGTTGATGATTGATAAATTCAACGAGAAGTTTCCAACTATTTTTGAGAGGCTGGTGTTTAAGTCGAAGTGAACGGGTCCCTTTTCGTTCCTTGCATGTGGGTAAATTCGAACCTCGCCATTCAACTAGCGCCAGACGCTAAACCGCCTAAACCGTTGCGCTGCAAGGGATCTCGGCACAGCTACGGCAGGCGGTTTAGCGAGGGTTTAGCATTGGTTTAGTGATTAAACTACCCGTGCTAGTCAGCTTTGCTGAGTTTGCAATCTTGAAGGGCTGCACGAAGGGTGCGGTTACCCATGCCAGCAAAAGCCGAATCGCTGCTGCCATCGTTGACAAGGACGGCCAGCGGTGGCTGGACCGCGACCTGGCGCTGGAGCTGTGGAACAAGAACACCAGGGCCACGGCCAGCAGCAAGGTGTCACCTCTAGCCGACCCGACACCCACTGATCTGAAGCGCCGCCTTGAAGCATTGCCGGATGACGAGATCCCGGATCTGAATGAAAGCCGCGCAAGGCGTGAGCACTACCAGGCCGAGCTGGCCAAGCTGCAAGTGAGCCAGCAGCGCCGCGAGCTGATCAGCGCTGATGAGGTGAAGAAGGAAGCGTTCGCGCTGGGGCGCAGCATCCGTGAAGCACTGGCCAACCTGGCGGACCGCTTGAGTCATCAACTGGCTGGCGAGACGGATCCGGTCGTGATCCATGAACTGCTCAGCCAAGAACACCGGGCGGCATTGTCGGAGCTAAGTGAATGAACGCATACCGCGGCGGCTTCCTCGATGGGCTGCGACCTGATGCGCAGCTGACGGTCAGCGAGTGGGCCGATCAGTACCGGATGCTCAGCAGCAAGGCCAGCGCCGAACCTGGCCCATGGCGCACAGGGCGCACGCCATACCTTCGCGAACCGATGGACTGCCTGAGCACGGGCAGCAACGTGCAGCGTGTGGTGATGATGTTTGCGGCGCAGACCGGCAAGACCGAAGCCGGCAGCAACTGGCTCGGCTATGTGATCCACCATGCACCGGGCCCGCTGTTGGCGGTGCAGCCGACGGTTGAGATGGCCAAACGCCTGAGCAAACAGCGGCTTGAGAGCATGATCACCGACACGCCGGTGCTGGCTGAGCGGATCGCACCAAGCCGCAGCAGGGACAGCGGGAACACAATGTTCAGCAAGGAGTTTCCAGGCGGAATGCTGCTGCTGACCGGAAGTAACTCAGCCACTGGGCTGCGATCGACGCCGTGCCGCTACATCTTCCTCGATGAGGTGGACGCTTTCCCGCTGGACGTTGACGGCGAGGGCGATCCGGTCAGCTTGGCCGAGAAACGGGCGACGACGTTCGCGCGGCGGAAGATCTTGCTGACCAGTACGCCGACCATCAAGGACTTCAGCCGTATCGAGGCGGAGTATGAACGCAGTGATCAGCGCCGCTATTTCGTGCCATGCCCAAGCTGCGGCGCGATGCAATGGCTGAAGTGGTCGCAGCTCAAGTGGGAGAAGGATGATCCGAGTAGCGCGGCATATGAATGCGAGGCGTGCAAAGAGCGATTCGGGGAACTGCACAAGCCTGCCCTGCTGCGTGGTGGTGAATGGCGCGCCACTGCACCTGGCGATGGCGGCAAGACTGCTGGCTTTCAGCTGAGTGGACTCTATTCACCGCTTGGCTGGCTGAGCTGGGGCGACATGGTTGACGAGTTCATGCGCAGCAAGGCGGATGCGCCGATGCTCAAAAGCTTTGTGAATACGCGACTGGCCGAGACGTTCGCAGAGGACTACGCCAGCAAGGTGAGCGCCACTGGATTGATGGAGCGCTGCGAGCATTACAAGCCCGGTACTGTGCCAGATGGCGCGTCAGCTGTCACGGTCGGCGTTGACGTGCAGGACAACCGACTGGCGATCAGCGTCTGGGCATGGGGACGCGATGAGGAGGGCTGGCTGCTGGATCACCAGGAGATCCACGGCGACCCAAGCCGCGCAGATCTATGGAAGCAACTCGACGCAATGGTGCTGCGCGAATGGCCGCACGCGCAGGGCCATGGCATCCGACCGCATGTGGTGGCGATCGACAGTGGCGGCCACTTCACGGCTGAGGTTTACCAGTACGCACGCGAGCGCGGCCGGCAGGGCGTGATTGCGATCAAGGGCGCCAGCCAGCGCGGCAAGCCGCCGATCGGCAAGGGCAGCCGAGTGGATCTGAACGCCAAAGGCCAGACCATGAAACGCGGCGCGGTGGTGCATCCGGTCGGCAGCGACACGATCAAGACCACGCTGTTTGGTCGGATCAAACACAGCGAGCCCGGCCCTGGTTACCTGCACTTCCACATGGATGCAACGGTTGACTACTTCGAGCAGCTGACCGCCGAGAAGCAAGTGATG